AGCAGCTCCTCTCGATCATCGTCGCCGCCGTCGCGTCGATGCCGCCGCAACACCTCGAACGCATCGAGGACGCCGTCGACATGCGCCGCTCGGGCAAGGTGGTTCGGATGTCGGGCGGGGGCGCGTGAGCCTCTCCGCGCTCGCATCGGCCGCGCACGTCCTCGGGCAGCGGGCGCACGCCGATCCGCTGGCGTACTACCGCCCGACGCCGCCGCAGCTTCGCTTCCTCCAGAGCACAAGCCAGATCAAGCTGTTCCGCGCCGGCAACCAGGCCGGGAAAACCTGGGCCGGCGTCGCGGATTGCATCTGGCGCTGTCTCGGCGCGCACCCGCACACGCTCGTCAAGTCGGCGCCGATCGAGGCCTGGGTCGTCGTCGTGTCGTGGGAGCAGTCGCTCTCCATCCAGGGCAAGATCTGGCAGCTCCTCCCGAAAGACCAGATCGAGGGCGACTGCGAATACACGCCGGGCAAGGGCTTTCGCGGGAAAGTGCCGATTGTACGCTTCAAAAATGGCAGCATCCTCCGCATCCGCACCGTCAACCAGGGCGCGCTGGCGCTCGCCGGCAGCACAATTGACTTCTGTTTAATCGATGAACCGCCACCTGAGTCCATCTGGTCGGAGCTCGCCGCCCGCGTCCTTCGCCAGCGCGGACACATCGCGATCACGCTCACGCCGATCGGGCTCCCGCTCGGCTGGCTCCGCGCGCTGGTCGAGGCCGGCGAGGTGGAGGACATCCACACGCCGTTGACGGTTGAGGCCACCACGCCCATCGGCGGGCGTCCGCTTCTCCGCGCCGAGGACATCGCGCGCCTTGAGGCGCAAGTCCTACCGATGGAGCGCGCCCAGCGCATCCACGGCGAGTGGGAGGCCGGCTTTACCGAGGGCAGGGTGTTCGTACAGTTCGATCCCGGCACGATGGTGCGCGACGAGGCGCCGACGGGCGAAGCGCAGATCGCCATCGGCATCGACCACGGGAAGGAGAGCGGCGCACAGACGGCGGTGATGGTGGCCGTGACCAGGTCGCGAGACAACGAGCCCCGGATCACGGTGCTGGATGTCGTGAGCTCGAACGGGATGACGACACCCGAGGACGACGCCGCGCAGATCTTGAGCATGATCAAGCGCGCCGGCCTCCGGTGGGAGCAGATCGACCGGTGGGTCGGCGACCGTGCCGCCGTGTCGCGACGTGGGGGCGCGCTGAAGAGCAACGCGCTGCTCGTCCAGGCGTTCGAGAAGTCGCTCAAGATCCCGATCGGGACGTGGCCGGCCCGCATCCACACGGCGTACAAGCCCGCCGGCTCCGTGTTCCACGGCTACCGCGTGCTCCAGGCCGCGATGTTGCGCGGCGACTTTGTCATTCACCCGCGCTGCAAGCGCCTCATCGACGACCTCGGCAAGTTCGACGGGCGCGCCGCCTCCGAGCACAAACACACGATAGACGCGCTACGCTACGCGCTCGAGCTCGTGACGCGTCGGCAGTACCAGCCGCAGCTCCTCCGCATCGGATAGGATGACGCCATGAACGCCAGCATGACCGCCCCGATGCCGCCGGCCCCAGGCAACCCCGACGAGGCGCGCCGCGTCGAGCACACGCGCCACCGGTACGCCATGATGGAGGGGCGGTGGCAGCCCATCCTCGAGAGCTACATGGAGACGCAGCTCGGCTCCGTGCGCCGGGCCGCGATGGGCCTCGTGGACATTAGCTACTGTGCCCTTCGGACCACGTCCTACGAGCTCGCGACGCTCTACGACGCCGAGCCCGACGTGAAGCACAACCAGCTCGCGTCGCCCAACATCGACCGGCTCGTCGGCTCGGCGGGCTCGATCGCGCGCTCGGGCCTCTGGTCGCAGATGTCGCGCTTCCAGGCCTACACGTTGGCGCTTCGGGAGATGTGGATGCGCGCCGATGTCGAGGATGGGCGCCTCGTCTACCGGCCCGTGCCGCCGCATATGACGATGGCGGAGGCCGATCCGGCGCGGCCCAACGTCCCGACGCTGTTCGGCGAGCTCCGGCTGCGTCAGGTCGACGCGCAGCTCATGTGGACGTTCGAAGTGTGGGACATCCGCGACCCCGCGACCCCGACGTACCGGGTCGTCGAGGCGCTCGACGGATGGAAGTTCGGGCGCGACCTGACGCGCCTCGTTCACGGCGCGACCTACGACGGCGCCAACTACCCGGCGAGCTGGCGCCGCGCGAACGGCACGCCGATCATCCCGGCGATCCTCTACCATGCGAGCACCTACGGCGACCGGCTCTTCGATCCGTTCGCGAACATCGAGCTTTACACCGGCTCTTTGCAACTCGGGCTGTTCTATTCGTACCTCGCTCACTGCATCCGCGACGCCAGCTACCCGCAACGCTACGCCGTCGGCGTCCGTGTCGCCGGCATGGATGCGTCGGACCTGGGGAGCCGCGCCGCGCGCTCCGAGGTGACGACGGACCCGACCACGATTCTGATGCTCGATCCCATCGCGGAGACGAGCCAGCCGATGATGGGCCAGTATCAGGCCGGCGCGGACGTGGAGAAGCTCGAGGCGGTGATCGCCGCCGTGGCGCACCGGCTCGCGACCGACGCCGGCCTCGCGCCGTCGGAGCTCCAACGCACGTCCGGCTCCGCGCGCTCGGGCTACGCCATCTCGCTGTCCCAGGAGGGCAAAAGGCAGGCACAGCGCCGGTACATCATGCAGTTTCGCGCGTCTGACGAGGCGCTCGTCGGGCTGTCGGCGGTGCTCTACAACCGCTGGAGCGAAGCGAACACGGAGCCGACGAACTACCCCGAGGGCGCTTTCAGCGTCATCTACCGCGAGATCCCGCTGTCGCCGCAAGAGATGGAGGCCCGTCGTAAACACGTCCTGGAAATGCTCGCCGCCGGGCTCATGTCCGAGGTGGACGCGCTCCGCTTCTTCGGGAGCCTGTCGGAACAGGACGCCATCGCTCAGCTCGCCGCGATTCGCACGATGCGGACAGAGACGCCGCCGCCGCCGCCGCCGGAAGGAGGAACGACGCCAACGCCGGCGGCGCCTGCCGACGACGTATCCCACGCCGAGGCCATGGCTGAAGCGGTGGACGAGCTGGTAGCGTCCGAAGAGGCCGTCGCTTTGCTCCTCGAAGCGGCGACCGGCGACCAGGCCGACACGCTACGCGACTTGCTCGCCAGCATCCGCGAGGCCCGCGGCTACCTGACGGGCGCGCCGGTCGAGGCCGCCGAGTAGTGCCGCTCGACTTGCGCCCGCCGGCCACGGTCGCCGCCGCCGCGCGTCGCGGCCTCGAGCTGCGTCGCGAGTACGGGCGCGGGGGCACGGTCGTAGGTGTCGCGCGGGCGCGTGACTTGAGCAACCGGCGCACGCTCTCGATCGACACCGTCCGCCGCATGGCGTCGTTCTTGTCGCGCCGTCGACCTCGAGGCGCCCGCGGCGACGCCCGGACATCCCGACTACCCGAGCCCCGGCCGTATCGCGTGGCTGTTGTGGGGCGGCGACGCCGGGCGCCGATGGGCGAACAAGATTCTAAAGCAAGAAGCTCGGCTTCAAGCCGAAACGAAGGGGTAAGCATGAGCGAAGAAGTGACCACGGAAACCACGGACCAGGGCGCGGCCTCCGCGCGGATTCGCCAGCTCGTGGCGCGCGTAAAGGAGCTCGAGGGACGTGTCGGCGAGCTCGAGCCCGTCGCGGCCCAGGCCGAGAAGTACCGCGCCCAAGTCGACGAGGTCAAGGCCGCATCCAAGGCCGAGCGCGAGGCGCTGCGCGTTGAGCGCGAGATCGCTGCTGCCGGCATCACGGACGCCGAGGGCATGGAGTACGTCCAGCACGCGTACAGCAAGCTCGCCGCCGAGGGGCGGCCTCCTCTGTCGGAGTGGCTGGCGGCCACTGACGCGCTCCCCAAGGCGGTTCGCGCGTACCTCCCGGCCTCTACCCCTGCCGCGCCCGCGACGACGACCACGGCCGCGCCAGCGGCGCCGGTAGCGCCCTCGCCGCGCACCTCGACGGGCACGATCCCGCAAGCGCCGAGCGAGCCGCAGGCATGGAGCGCCGAGGCCATCGCGCGGCTGTCGCCCGCGGACTTCCGCGCGAACCGCGAGGCCATCATGGCGGCGCTCCGCACGGGTTGACAGTTTGTCGCGGAGGACGTAGGGTGGACGTGCGGGGTTAGCGCCCCGCACGCGCACGGGGTCGAGCTCCCGTAAAAAAGCGAAAGGCGCGGGAACCCTCCAATCTGTCAGGAGGCCCCCGTGGCCAACGAAGTTTACTTTTCCGGTCTGTCCGGCAACGCCCGCGTTGCCGCGATCCTCAACCAGTTCGTCGTCACCAAGCTGACGGACACCGCGTCGCTCGTCAATCACCCGAGCATCACCCAGCTCCGTTCTATGAACGGCTCCGGGTCCACCGTCGTGCAGGTGCCGGTCGTGAGCTGGGGCGCGAACGCCATGGCGTCCGTGGCCGAGAACTCCACGGTGTCGAACACCAACGTGACCATCGCTCGTCAGGCGCTCCGTCGCCAGATCAGCGACCTTGCGCAGCTCACCTCGGCGGGCATCGCGCTCGACGTGACGCTCGAGAACATCGCGGCCGACATGGTCCTCGCGTACAACAAGCGCGTGACTGCGATGCTCGGCGATCTGGCGTCTGGCTTCTCGACCTCGGTCGGCTCCACGGGCGTTGACCTCACGGTCGCGAACTTCTACGCCGCGATTTTTCAGCTCCAGCTCAACAGCGCGGACGGCATGTTCACGGCCATCCTGCACCCGCAGCAGATCAACGACCTCATCTCCTCGCTGCGCTCCGAGACCGGCCCCGGCCAGTACCTTGCGACGAGCCAGGATCAGGTCCAGGCGAAGGGCCCCGGCTTCCGCGGAAACCTGTTCGGCGTAGACGTGTTTTCCTCGGCGAACGGCATCAATACCGCCAACGCGGGCGCCGATCGCCTCGGCATGATGATCGCCCCCGGCGCGATCGGCGTGGCGACCGCGACCGCTGCCCCGATCCTCGGCGGGGCGACC